CTGGGAGCGTGTTCTCGGTTTGCCTTTATGCGACATTCCATTTGGATCTCGGGAAGAGCGCTGGGATAGCTGGTAAAATCGCAACTGAATCTGCTGTATCTATTCTATACATTTATCACCCTTAATTCTTAATAAGATTTTTAATACATATTATATGAATTTGAATATTACAAACATATTCGCATGTTTGAAAAAATTGATTATACAAATCAGAGCTTCATTTGAGCATGATAATAAACGCTCACCGGCTCCTGATCTGCCAGCCCTGAAGAAAGTAAAGTCAACACATTCGGCAGTGATCTCAATTGTTCCGTTTTGTATCTGACTATTTAATGGATCTCCAGCGCTAGATGATCCTGCCCGGAATGGTCTGAATTCTACGATCGTAATATCAAAGCCGAATATTTTTGCCACATCTATAAGGAATTGAACAGAGCTGAACACTCCCAGGTTAAGCATTGCGATAACCATATCCCGGCGCTCTTCCCGAGATCCAAATGGAATGTCGCATAAAGGCAAACCGAGAACACGCTCCCAGTCTTCCAGAAAACGGCCTGTTTGATCCGGCATAACCTCATTTAATAAGTCCCTGGCTTCGCAGTCCAGCAGCTTTGCCTCTTTAGCAATGCCGTCAAAAAGCTTTTCTAAATCACTATCATCCCCCGAGCATGGATGAAGATCACCCCGCGGCCAGAGTTTGAATAATAATGACTTATAATCTCTTTCGCTCATTATGTATATACCGGAGTGCCAAGTGTATGTATCTCACCGACTGCAGTTGTTACATCTGCTACAGGGCTATTAAGGGTCCAGTCAGTCAATCCAGGTGTTTTGCCTATAGCCTCTTTGATATCAGACAAAAGCAGCGTGCCGTTTTCCTCAGTTTCCCGCTTAATCAAATCCTGTAATTGCGCTGTAGTTGCTGCCTGTGTCGTGGCATTATCAGGGACAATTGTGATGTCCGGGTCAAGAGGGTCCGCTGTTGGAGCAAGGGCAATGAAATCCTCACCGGCTGGCTTACGTTCATCTATATAGTCTTGAACTATAGTAACATCCCCTGCCATAGGTATTCCATCTGTGTATGTATTATGCATGGCAAAATACAGTATGACCTGACATTTTTCGACGCTATGTGATATCTCATCATTCTGAAAATTCCTTACCCAGGTCTTCGTCGCATCCAATGCCTCTTTTGCCCACACATCATGATCCTTTGCGGACCCGCCCCGGGGTGGAAACCTGAAGCTATCCAGCACGCGTACAAGTAGTTCTGCGACTGTCTCTTCATCGCGTCCGCCCGTTATCCCTGAACCGTCTACAATCGCTTCACTGTCGATGCCGACTGGCACGCTGACGAATGTAAGGGCTGTTGCCGCTGCCGTAACTGTATCAGCTCCAGCAAGTTTAGATGTGATCGCTACGGACTGAGGTGACGAGCTTAAAACAGTAAATACATCGACCGTAAACCTTACGCCATCAATTCTTTGTAATTGAGTACCTGCCGTAATCGTAGAACCAAAAGCTCCTATTACATCAACGCTGCCTTTCGACTTCTCTGACCCGATAGGCGTTAGCTTTTTGATTGAAGCCCATCGCCTTATGAATTCCTCATCTGCAGTATCGGGAAATAATTGATCAAGTATCCAGTCAAGGTATCCATATGCCCCATTGAATTGACCGGCTAGAGTTTTCGACAAAACGAATATAAACCCCTTGCGTAAAAATTGGACTGCTATACCGAGTCCGGAATAAATGTCATTCCGTATCCGGTCCCGTAATTCTGTTAGTGTTGGTTTTTGATATGGCATTTTATTTTAATTCCTCCCATGCGAATTCGTAAGAAAAATTCTGTAAGGTTGTATCTGGTTTTATGATTCTAAAATTTGATGCTATGGCTATCTTGCTCGACTTAACAACCGTGATATCAATGGATGCTACAACGCCATCATCAATCAGCCATTGGACTCCAGCGCCCCATTTCTCCTTTAATCCGTTGAGCGTTTCATTAACGATTTTCGTGCGCCTGTATATCCATGCCTCTGATCCAAGTGGTTCATCCTCAAGCGAATCAGCCCACCATCCTTGTAATTTTGATATGCTATCTTGGACGCCATCTTCAGGCGAAACGTCAGTCCGGGCATTTGAGAATGCGCTGAATTCGATTGCCGTCTGCAGCTCATCGCCAAGGAAGATATCGCCGTCAACGATCTTTATGTCACTGAAGTTCTTAAACTTATCGAATATATATGATACGTCTGGCATTATATTACGATGCTGCTGTTGATCCGATTGCAGCCATGGCTGTGTTAATTAAAACGATTGCAGCCCTTGCCTGAGAATCTATCGTTACGCCTCCTACTGGATCCGGGACATGCCCTGGCTGTGTTACCGCGGCCTTTGCAAACATACCGAATTTACTGCCGTCGTGCTGGAAGTCTTTATCTAAAAGAAATTTAACTAAGTCGGTTCCGGTCATATGAATAGTTCCGTCTTTACGCATATAAATTCGCATAAGCTTTTCATTATACATAACGCTTTCACCGTCAGCTATATCTGAAGGACGGCGATCAGGATGTTCAACGATTAACACCGTGGGGTTATTTCTGTTGCCCCCCAGGAAGGCCCCGATTATATATGACCCCTTTGGCGGTTCACTGGCATACCCAAAATTCTGCAGGTATTCAGTGTTAGTCATCTTCTCTCCATTGAGCAATGAAATCTGAAGCCCTTCATCATTAATCAGTTCAAGAATGCCCCTGGCAATTACACCTTTAATTTTGCTGAATAAACGCATTCGGCGTGTGCGTACCTCCATAAGTTAAAGGTGACACCATCCATAGCGTTGTCTGCTGACTCGTAGGCGTGGAAAAATATTCAAGGTCACGCACCAGTAATTCACCGGCGACCCCCATATAAGGTGACTCTATGTTCACTATCTCATTTACAGATACCTTTATCGTCCTCGGCAATATGACAACATATAACACTGAACTACCGTCTTGATATTGCTGTTGCCATAGCGATTCAGTATCAGCGTCGGCAAGTTCAAATTCATCATCATTGATTTTCGTGAATGGTCTATGCCGGGTCTGCAGCCCTGGCGCCGTGGCAAATATTTTTTCAGCAGCTTCGAACAGGCTGAATTTGCTTTGAGCATATACCCGATAATCTGAATACCTTTTTGTGAGATCAATATCAATTTCGCAATCATGCATGTCCACGCCCTCAGTGATCGACAAGCCGTTATTAATCGCTTCCCGGGCATTCGTTATCACAAGGTTGCCTTCTTCATCGCTGGACGCTAACAAGCCCGAGCGAGTGCATAGCCCGCGTATGATATCACCGGCAGTCATATCGAAATTAAAATTGTATCGTTTTACTAGCGGCCCCTCTAATCCACTCACCTTAATATTAAATGGATTACAAATCTCTATGATAATTTCCTTTATCGTCAGCCCTTTAAATTCGCCTGTCTGATCAGCAACAAATGAATCAACTAGGTCGCCGGTCTTGTCGCGGCCCATGATAGTAATGTCCTTACTTCTAATGCCCTTACGACGCTCATACTTGCCGGTCACAAGCGTCTTGTTGTCAATTACTATCTCAACATCCTGACCGCATTTTACATCGGCTGACAGTAATTTAGTTGTAAACATGAACGCATCGCTCAAAGTTTCCATGCTCTGAAAAACGCGCTGTTCATCATAGCCGCTAAGTCTATTACCTTCTGTGATAAAGAACATCGCTTACTTATTTACAGGTTCAAATACTACGACACAACGACACCTTACTATATTTTCAGCGCTTGCTAACGGATCACCGGGAAACCTCATAGGCTCGCTTCCTTTGCTACTGTCAACGCTAAATGATTCGCTCACCTTTAAAGGCGATGCCTGACTTGAAATTGCAACAGCTCTATGACTGTCACGGACTCGGCCGTCGTTAGAGTCAACCCACACTTTATTTAAGTCGATGCCGGTTGCAACTGCCGCTTCACTTGTCCCTATCTGTGAAGCCGTATGCGTTTCAGTAATTGCAATAGTAAGCGCTCTTTGACGCGCTACAGTCCCGCCTGTGGCGTCGCGTATATTACTTGCAACCTTACCGATAGATAGACCGGCGTCAGTGCCTTCATCAATCACGGTCTGGATTTGTATTTTTGTGGTATCCAGCAAATCCTGCACTCGATCGACAGTGAACGTATTTACAAATTCACTTTTAGCTACATCGAATAAGCCGTCAGCGTCCTTAGTTTCAAGAACATCAAACATCGACTTCAATCCATCCAGTATGCGTCTGCCGAATTGTTCAAATGTATTATCATAATGAGCGCCTAACAGCTTTGTATAGTCCTGAAATTCTTCACGCAAAAATAGAGCAGCGTTGAATTGACCGCCACTTTTTTCGAATTCTTTTACAGCGCGCTTGCTGGTTCCGTCTATTAAGAAAAACATACGTTGAGCAAACCCTTTTTCTAATGCGTTACTTAATCGTAGTTGTATTGCCTGTTCACGCTGTAGCTCTCGCTTTGACGCCTTGATGGTCAGATTATACCGGATAGACTTATTTCCGTTTTCGCCAGTGGCTGAATTAAATGAAAGCGGTATCAGGTTAGCAGGGACAAAAACTTGATCGCCACCTTCGATGTCGTCAAATCCTGTGATCTTACGTTTTTCATTATAGCTTAGGAATGCTGCCTCGTTTGCCTTTTTAAATTTCGCTTCCCGGCGTGGTTCCAGTGCTGAAATATTGTCAAGGTTTAATTCGAGTCTAAGGTCTTCGCCGTATCGTGGCGTAAGCCACATATTCAATTGATCAACATAGCTTTTTGCCCAAGGAATTATACCCTCTTCCCATAGTCCGAGCTTAGCTTCCTTCATGTTATTATAAGTGTTGTCACCTGGAATATTCAAAAGTAATGGCGGGACTCCAAAGATCCTTGCGATATCACGCGCTGACATATTCTTACCCTCAATGAAATCAATATCCTTTGGAGACATTGACAACTGCCTCCAGTCCATGCCGCCCTCAAGTATCATTGGTCTGCCCGAATTTGCACTCCCTGAATATTGGACTTTTACTTGCTCTTCAAGCCTCTGGAATTGTTCATCGGTTAAAACCTGACTGCCTTCTTTCGGTGCATACACTAACGCGCCTGACGGCCTGACTCCATTCTGGAAGAAATTCATATTCCATTTTACAGACTCATTGTAGATATCAATATTACGCGCGCCCGCTTGCACTGCAGATAGTCCGTAGAAATCATCAGTCGGATGAAAGGTTTTCCAATGCAGAATATTACATTCACCTGTCACCTGATCACATTTGAAAGTCTTTTTTACTCCGTTGGATTCATGCAGATATCCTTGAATATCGAATTCGCCTGGAACGATTTTTGTTCTGTCCGGACGTAATAGCCATAGCTCTTCAGGCATCTGTTTTAGATTCTCAGGGTCTACCGTTACTGCATTGATGAATGGGTTGCCTGATAGCAGTCTATATGATGCAAGCGCCTCAAGAAAGTCGCCCTTCCCCTGGCGCATATTAGGTCGCCTTATTAATTTCAATAGTGGATGCTCTATGACCTCCCTTTTAGTCTCACCAGTTATACGGAATAGCTTAAATTCTATCTGTGAAAAGTTCTTAGCGAATAGGTTTATAGACGCAAATGCGACATCATTACTCTCGTATGATTCCTTCGCAAGCAGGTCGTACCTGATCTTTGTGAACCGGGGATTGCCGAAAGTATTGCCGACAATGATTTTCCATACTGGATTTGCTTTTTCAAAGAATGAACTTAACCGGTCTAATAGTCTCATAATATTTGTAATCTCGCATTGAATACAAAAATAAGATTAATTCAATCTATAAAAGTCTGATGTTCGGTTCGCTCAATTCGTTCTGACTCAATTCAGTAATGCCCCATACAACTGCATCCATCCTGTCAGGGCTGTCAGTTCCGCCCACATAACTACACATCTGATCTTCCAAGTCGCCAAAAAACCCGACATGATGAACCTTACCATCCTCATACAATTCAGCTACCGGCTCTGCTCTTGTAAGCTTTCCACGGCTGGCACGCACCAATTTAACAGGAATATTCTTGTCAACATTCTTGATAACCATCTTGACCAGATCCCCGCCGTTGTTCGATTCAGCAATGATACGATTAGCCCTATACTTTTTAAATAACCCTACAGATATTCTTGCCCATTCAGCAGGGGAGTGTCGCCCGCTGGCGTCTTCAATGACATAATAATGCTTTTGGAAATCCTCACCTGATACGATTATACCCGCCTCGTCACTGTTTTTTGTGCTGGTGACATTCGGGTCTATACTCACAACGATGCGCTTTAATTCAGGATAATCATGCACCCTATAGGGCTCGATCATTGTCGATTGTTTCCATAGCGCATGTTCAGATTCGTCAAGCGGTGCACCTTTGTAAATATGCAGATATCGCTTAGGTCTATTCTTCTTAACCTTCTCAGCCTTAGTCAGAAACGAATGATCTAGGTTGTGTTTATTTTCAAGGTAACTAGTGTATATATACGTAACGCCGTCTTTCTCGCCTGTGAAATCATACTTGACTCCAGGCTGCTGAAAAAAGCGTTTCCATAAGAAGTGTTTTTTATTACTGGGATTCCATATGATAATAACCCTGAGATGTTTACCGAGCATTCTTAAGGAGTTATCTATCTTATCGAATGTGTCTTCATCCTGCAGCTCTTCAGCTTCCTCAATGATCCATGTCGTAATGCCTTGCAGCGATTTAAGGGCCGCCGTCTGATTACCCGCTGATGTCCGTATACCCCTGAAAAGGATCTCTGACTGCGTAACAGTATTGACTACGTTGTCCTTGTGCTTCAACTGCTTGAAGTGTTTCGTGCAATTCTTTATATGCCCGGTTTCCTCGAACACCTCCACCTTCTCAAGGAATTCAGGTATCACCGAATCCTCTGCAGACTTCATAGTCTGCCGGGTGTATAGTATTTTATGCCCAGGTTCGTAAGTCAGATCCGCTACGAATGTTCCAAGTCCGAAAGATTTTGCACCAGCACGCCCGCCGGACAATACGAAGTAACGGTTTTTGCTGGTATAGAGCGATTGGAATTTAGCGTTAAGCCTAAGACAGCTCATGTCCTATGC